TAGGAGCTTTTTCAGAATATACAGGATACCCTTCTTGCGTATCTTTCTATGAACAAAGATTAGTGTTTGCAGGAACAGAAGCAGAACCACAAACATTATTTTTTTCTAAATCAGGTGATTATGAAAACATGGATGAGAATAGAGGTGGAACGATTACAGATGATGATGCAATTATTTATACCATTGCTTCTAACCAAGTTAATGCAATTCGTTTTTTATCTGCAACACGAACTCTAATTGTAGGAACAGTAGGTGGAGAATTTTCAGTATCAGGAGGTGGTACAGATGATCCTGTAACTCCAACAAACATATTAATTAAAAAACAATCTAACCATGGCTGTGCAAATACAGATGCTATTTCTGTAGGAAACGTAACTTTATTTTTACAACGTGCTAAAAGAAAAATTAGAGAATTAGCTTATAATTTTGACGTAGATGGTTATGTAGCACCTGACATGACAATTTTAGCAGAACATATTTCTGAAACTGGTTTTAATGAAATGTCATATCAACAAGAACCTAATCAAATCATTTGGGCTGTAAGAGAAGATGGTCAATTAGCTGGTTTAACTTATCAAAGAGAACAACAAGTTGTTGCTTGGCATAGACATATATTTGGTGGTTCGTTTAGCACAGGTAGTGCTGTGTGTGAAAGCGTTGCAACTATTCCAACTAATGACAAAGAATATCAAACATGGGTTATTGTAAAACGTACTATTAATGGTGTTACAAGACGTTATGTTGAATATATTAATGATTTTGATTTTGATGAAGATGATAATACAGATTTTAATTTTTTAGATTCACAACTTTCTTATTCTGGTTCTGCAACGATTACGATTACTGGTTTAGATCATCTTGAGGGACAAACTGTATCTGTTCTCGCAAATGGTTCAACTCATCCTGATAGAACAGTATCTTCTGGATCTATAACTTTAGCACGATCATCTACTAAAGTTAAAGTTGGTTTACCTTACACATCATTATTACAAACTATGAGAATAGATGCTGGATCTCAAAATGGTACATCACAAGCTAAAACTAAAAGAATTTATAACATTACAGTTAGACTTTTTGAATCTATTGGTGTAGAGGTTGGACCAAATTTATCTAATATGGAAGCTATTCCATTTAGATCTTCAGCAGCATTAATGGATACTGCTATTCCTGTATATACTGGTGATAAGGAAATAGAGTTTAGAGGAAATTATGAAACAGATGGACATATTTTTATTCGTCAAACTCAACCTTTACCTTTAACAGTTTTATCATTATATCCAGAATTAATTACAAATGATGGTTAATAAATTAATTATAATTCCTTATAAACAAAATCATGGAAAAATTATTATGCAATCACAAATGAATCATATCCTTATACAAAAAGATGCAAAATTTATTATTAACAATACTAATAAAGAATGTATGGATTTAGAACAAAAAAATATGGCGTTTACAGGTTTAATTAATGATGAAATAATTGCAGCATCTGGTATGAAAAGAATATGGGGTAATGTTGCTGAGGGTTGGTTTCTTGGCAAACAAGAAGTTTGGAATTATCCTATAACCATTGCAAAGGCTGTAAAGCAAAACATAGATTATATTGCAACATCTAATAATATTAAAAGATTACAAACAGCAGTTAGAGCTGACTTTGGAATTGGAATTAGATTTGCTAAGTGGTTAGGATTTACTAACGAAGGCTTAATGAAAAACTATGGTTTTGATGACACAGATCATTACCGATTTGCAAGGATTTACTAATGTCATTTGCAGCACCAGCATTACCATATATATCAGTAGGTTTAGGAATAGCACAGTACAAACAACAAGGTGCTGCAGGTAAATTTAATCAAGCTATACAAGAACGTAATGCAAAAATTGCTGAACAAGAAGCTGCACAAATTGAAAAACAATTAGAATTTGATATAGCTAGATTTAATCAAAAAGTTGAACAACTACAGGGTCAAACTACAACAAGAATTGTAAAAACTGGTGCAGATTTATCTGGAACTGGGTTAAGAATATTAAGATCTAATGCTGAAGAAGTAGAAAAAGAAAGAAATATTATGGAATATAATGCTAAAATTGGTCAAGCAAGAAAGTTTGAAGAAGCAAACTTTGCAAGAATACAGGGACAAGTTGCAAGACAAACAGCAAGAACTGCACAAATAGGTACGATAATGCAAACAGGAACAAGTTTATTAAGGATTGGTGGATTTGGATCTCCATCTCCAAGATCAGCTTTACCTTACACACCAGCAATGGAATAAAATATGCCAAGAGATTATAAACAAGAATATAATAATTATCATTCTAAACCAGAACAGAAAAAAGATAGAGCTGGTAGAAATGGTGCTAGAAGAATGTTAAAGAAAAAATATGGAAATAGTTTACTTGGTAAGGATGTTGATCATAAAGACAGAAACCCAAGAAATAATAATATGAGTAATTTAAGATTACAATCTAAATCAGCAAATAGATCAAGGAATCAATAATGCCAAAAATACCTATATACGAAGCACAAGGAAGAATAACTGCTGAAGTACCTAGCGTTAAAGCATCTTTTCAAGTTCCAATTACAAACGAATTATTTAGTAAAACTCAAACAGCTTTAACAGATTATTATGTTAAAGAAAAAGAAGAAGAAGCTAAATTAAAATCTATTGATTATCAAAATAAAGCACTACCAAAATTGTATGAAGTATATGATAAATATAAAAACAATCCTTTTCCTAGTGAAGCTGCAGATGGATTTAATAGAGAAGGAAATGAAGTTATAAATAATTTTATTAATGAAAATCTTTCTAATGAAAATAGATTTGTTCAAAGAGCTGTATCTGCAAAATTAAGTGCAAATCTTTCTCAGTTAAATTTAGCAACAATTCAATCTTCAAGAAAAGCAATGGAAGCAAATTCAGAAAGAATTGATAAAGATTGGGATTCTAGTTGGATATCAAAATTTACAATTCCAGGTTATCTTGAATCTGGTCAAGCAGACAATGAGGTGGCAGAATATATAAATAATAAATATATGGGAGATCCATACACTAAAAAAATTAAATTAGATGAAAAATTTAAAATAAAAGATACATTTTTAATAGTTAGGGATGCAAAAGATCCAATTTCTTTTTTAGAAAAAATAAAACAAAATCCAGATTTATATAAAAACGCAGACTTAAATTTAAAAAGTCAGTTAATATTACAATCACAAGAAGAATCTAAAAAAATTACAGATGCAATAATGATTTATGATAAATTTTCTAAAGGAGTTGATCCAATCATAGGAACTAATGCTGATAAAAAAGAAACATTAGAAACTGTAGAAAAAATTGCAATGCAAAAAGTATATTCACCTAAAAAATCTGAAGCTCAAAAATTTGTTGAAGTTGATAATTCATTTAGAGGAGTTGGTAGATTAGCACCATCTTATCAATCAATATTAAAACAAGGTTTCGCTAGTGGAACTATTGGCGGAAAGCCAACAGAAACAGCTTTAAAAGCATTAGATATTGCTGATGCTGCTGATCAACAAGGCAGATTAGATGAATATACAACTAATGAAGAATTAAAATTTTACAGAAGTTATTTAGTTGCAAGAAAAATTCTTGGTAAAGATAAAGCAGAGGCTTATGAAATGGCTGTTAATGCAAAAGATAAAGCAATTAAATTATCATCTTTACCTTTATATCAAAGAAAAAGAGAATCAACTTTAAAAGATATAAGATCAGCATTTAGTGATGTTAAAAGTACAAATGTATCTGAACTTCTTTCATATTCTGAATCTTTATTTGATTTGTATATAGCTAATGGAATTGATCCAGACAAAGCTCAAACAGAAGTTAAGAAAAACATAAAATCAGATACTATTGAAATTGATAATTATAGATATTTAAAAAGAGATATTAATCCATTTAAATCTATAGGTGGAATGGATGAAATTAAACCAGTAAAAGAATTTATAATTAAAAAATATTTACCAGAAGAAGATCCTAAAGATTTTTATTTAAAACATACTGGTGCAGGAACATTCAATATTTACCACAGAACACAAATGCACACTTACTATACAGATAATGGAGATCCATTAATATTTAATTATAATCAAATGGTTAAAATAAAAGAAGAAATGACTTCTAAAAAAACAAAAGAAATTACTAAAAAAACTATTGAATCTCAATCAAAAATGCAAGAACGAAGATTAAGATCATTAGAATCTCAAACAACTATTCCATAAAATGTCTTATGAAAATTTGAATAATTTTGTTGTTAGTACAGATTACTTATCAATTAAAGACGAAGAAATAATAAAAGCACAGTCAAAAAAAGAAAAAATAAGTTTAACAGAAGGTGCATCTATTGTTTTGCAAGATCAGCTTATTCCATCTTTATTTAGGATGGTTAATAAAGAAAGTTTAGAACCAGATTATAATTTTAGATTTACAGAAGAATCTTTTAAAAATCTTACAGATGGAATTGAAAAAGATTATTGGGATGAATTTGGTAATGCAAGTTCTTTAGAAAACGCTTATCAAATTAAAAGAAGAATTTTAGATGCTCAAGAAAATAATAAAAAACTTGCTACTTTAGGTTATACTGGGGTTGGATTAAGTGTTGCTTCTGCACTTTTAGATCCAGGTGCTTTAGTTGCTGATGGTGTAACATTTGGTTTAGCTAGACCATTTATATATGCAAACCGAGCTTCTCGTATTTCTAAATATATTCGTGCTGGAGCTGTAGGTGCTGGTCAAGCAGGATTAATAACTGCTCCAACTATACTTGCAGATCCAACTAGAGATGCTGAAGAAATAGCTATTGCTATGGGTTTAGGTGGTGCTGTTACTGCTGGACTTACTAAATTTCTTGCACCTAAACATCCAATTATAAATAAATTTGATGCTAAATCAGTTGATCTTGCTAAATCAATAGAAAGAAGAAGTTTAGAAAATGATGGTTATAAAATAACTCCAGATGGAGAAAAGTATTTTAAACCAATTAAATATGTAGATTTAAATAGAAATACAGATGAAATTGATGAAGTAAACAAATCACAAAATAAATTTATATTTAGTAATAAAAATAAATATATTGAAGATCAAAATCTTGCAAAGACTAAGGTTAAAGAATTTATTAAAGGAGATGAAACGTTAGAAAATTTTTTTAATAGAGTAGATAAAACTCCAGATATTGCAAATCCACTGTTCTTGCCAAGATTTGATAAATCATCAATAGGAAGAAGATCTGATAATCCTCTTACTAGATCATTATATGAAAAATTAGCAGAAGAACCAGTTGGAAACAAAGACTATTCTGTTCAAGTTCCAACTGCAGATATTCATAAAAAAAATTATTACACAACTAAACTTGAAAAATTTTATAAAGGTTATAGACCAGCATTGAATGAATATTTAGATTCAAAGAAAATATTTTTTAAAAGATATAGTTATAAAACACAAGAAGAGTTTTCAAATTTAGTTGGTCGTGCAATTAGAGGTGAAGATATACAAATACCAGCTGTACAAAAGGCTGCCACATCATCAAAAGTTCTATTAAAAAATATTTTAGATGATTTAAAAGCAAATAAAGTTCAAGGTGCTACAGATGTTATAGATAATCCAAATTACTTTCCAAGAAAATATTTATTATCAAAAATACAAAAATACACAGAATTAATTACAGAAGCTAATTTAATTAAATTTTTAAAAAATTCTTTAGTTAAAGGATCTAAAGATCTTTCTGATGAAAAAGGATTAAAAATTGCTGAACATATTTTAAAAATGATTAAAAAATCAAAATATGGAGATGGTATATCTATAGATCGTATTTTAAATACATCAGATGAATTAGAATTAAGAGAACTTATTAGAACACAAACAGATCTAGATTCTTCAGAAACAAATGATTTAGTTAAACTTTTACTTAAAGAAAAAAAAACTAATGTACCATCAAGACTTAGAAGAAGAGCTTCATTTGATGAATTGCATCAAGAAAATATTAATGGAATTACTTTAAGATTTTCTGATTTATTAGATAGTAATGCTGAAGGAATTATCGGATCTTATTTACAGCAATTTGCTGGTCATATTGCTCTAGCAAGAGTTGGGATTAAATCTGTAGCAGATTATTCTAAAATATTAAATACAGTAAGACAAGGTTATAATGTTCCTGAAGTTGCCAATGCTTATAAATCTGTATTTGGAAGTGCAAGAATAAATAGAGAATTAAATATTATAGATACAATTTATAAAAATATAATTGGCATACCAACAGAAACAGATATTAATTCTGGAACTGCTTTAATTGCAAGAAATGTAAGAAAATATAATTATGTAAACGTATTTAATCAAATAGGTTTTGCTCAAATTCCAGATCATGGAAATATATTAGGGGCTGCTGGACCAATTATGTATGCAAGATACATACCTATATGGAAAAATATTATTAAAAGAACAAAAGATGGAAAATTATCAGATGAATTTTTAGATGAAATGGAAACATTTGTTTCTGGAACTGGATCAAATAGATTAACAAGTTCTATATTAAATAGAACAGACGATTTTGCTGGAATAAATAAAAGAATAGGTAGCGTAGAAAAAGCATTAGATGTATTTTCTGAAATAACATCTGATGGTTCTGGTTTTTATTTAGTTGATACTTTATCTAAAAGACTAGCAACAACTATTGTTTTTAATAAATTAGCAAAACACGCAACAGGAGAACTTGCATTAAAAGCGGATGATTTAAAAAGATATAGAAATATTGGTTTTACTGATGAAGATTTAACAAAAATATTTGACAGTATTAAAAAAAATTCAACTTTTATAGAAGGTGGTTTAACTGGAAGAAGAATAAGAAGATTAAATATTGATAACTGGCAAGATCAAGATTTGGCAAATAAACTATCTTTAAATATGAGTAGATATTTAAATAGAGTAATACAAGAAAGTAACTATGGAGAGATGATTGGTTATTTTAAATTAGCTGATTCAACACTTGGAAAAACATTAATGCAATTTAGAACATTTATTACTACTGCTTATTCTAAACAATTATTACATGGTTTACACATGAGAGATCTTAATTTTTTTACAGCATTTTTTGGATCTATGTTTTTTGCAAGTTTAGCTTATATAGCTCAAATGTATGCACAAGCCGCAGGAAAAGGAACAGCAGAAAGACAAAACTTTTTAGAAGAAAAGTTAGATCCTGCTGCAATTGCAAAAGCTACATTCCAAAGATCAACTTATTCTACATTAATACCTCCAACTGTTGATGCACTTAGATATGCTAATGGTTTTGATCCTATATTTAATTATAGAACATCTGGTTTAGATATTAATTTATGGACTGGAAATCCTACAGTTTCTTTATTTAATAATGTTGCTAGTGCTTATAAAGGAGTAGCATCTTCTATATCTCAAGATGATTATGATTTAAGTAAAAGAGATGTATATAATGTATTAAGAATAATTCCTTTTCAAAACATGTTAGGAATAAGAAACGTAACACAATATATGATTGATGAATCTGATTTACCTGAATTTTCAGAATAAATATAATAGACATTAACAAACAAATTTAATATAGACAAACCATGACAATATCCTCAACTACAGTTAAAAACAGTTATGATGGTGATGGTTCAACTACTACATTTACATACACATTTAAGATATTCCAAGATTCAGATATTCAAGTAATTATTCGTGCTTCTAATGGTACAGAAACTACTAAAACATTAACAACCCACT